GCCTCTGGCATTTATGGCACTGCGGGATTGTTTTGTGAAAAAGATTCAGAAGATGGCGTAAGATTTTTCAATATTCCTATTAAAAATCTTTATCTTACAGAAGATGCAAGAGAGCGTCCGAATGAATTTTATTTAAAATTTGAATATACTGCAGAGCAAGCAATTAGCCGTTTTGGTGATAAATGTTCTAATGAGATTAAAGAATGTTACGCGAGCTCAAGAAATGAAGAAAAAAAGTTTAACTTTACTTGTTATTTCGGTAAGCGTTTAGTGCGTGATGTAACTAAAATCGACAAGGCAAATATGCCAATTCGTATGGTTTGGGTTGATGATAAAACCAAACAGATGATGTCAGAAGACAGTTTTAATTCAATGCCGTGTGTTGCACATAGATTTTATAAACAATCACGTGTAGTTTACGGCTATAGCCCTGCAATGAAAGCTTTACCATATGTAAGACTAGTCAATACAATGACTGATACAATCCTACGAGCTTCAATGAAGCAAGCCGATCCTGCTGTTGCACTGCCTGATGATGCATTTTTAGGAACTCCTAATTTTAATCCTAGAGAGATTAATTACTATCAAAAAAGCCAATTAAGCCCCAAAGACGACATGATGTTTATGAATCCTGGTGGTAATTTGTCATACGCCGTTCAAGATCTTCAATGGTACCAAGACAAAATTAATGAACTAATGTTTGTTAATACTTTCAAGGCAATTAGTGGAATCACTAAGACAATGACAGTACCTGAAGTAAACGAGCTTGTTAATGAAAAAATGACTCTATTGGGCCCTGCGGTTGGTAGATATATGACCGATGTTTTGCAACCTGCAGTTGAAAAAGTTGTATTTGTTCTTTATGAAGACAACAGACTTCCGCGGATTCCAGACGTAATGGCACAAGATACTAGTTTTAATGTCAAATTTGTAGGTAAATTGGTCCAAACACAAAGACAATCTGAAGTTAATAATATTGTTAATGCAATAGGTATTGCCGGACAAATTGCGCAATATAAGCCGGAAGCAATTGACAAAGTCAACGCTGATAAAGCTATTGATGAAATTTTTGATATTAACAACGTTAGCACAAAAATCCTTAATTCTGACAGTGAAGTGCAGCAAATAAGGGAACAAAGAGCACAACAAGCACAACAACAACAACAGTTGGCTACAGGTCAAGTAGTTGGTGATATTGCGCAAAAGATGAGTAATGCAGAGGCAAAAAATGCACAAAAAGTTTGATTTAAGAAATGAAAGAGATATAGCTGATTTAAAAATAGATTTGAAAGATATAGCTATTAAGTTTCCTGCCATGATGGATTTTCTTGAAGAAATCTGCGGCTATTCTCTCCCTATATTAAGCACAAATCCAAATGATCATCTTTATGCCGGCGCAAAAAGAGAAATCATTTGCACTATAAAGACTATTTTGAGGGAGGATATTTCACCCAAACAAATAGCAGAGTATTACAAAGAAAATATAAGGAGTAAACAATTATGACACAAGGGATGACAACTGATGCGCCTGAAACTTTATTTACAGACAACGCACAGCCATCAGGAAATGAAGAACAATCGCAAACACAACAACCGTGGTATTCATCTTTAGGCGATGATTACAAAAACCATCCGAGCATTCAAAAATTTAGTGATGCAAACGGATTAGCAAAAAGTTATTTAAGTCTTGAAAGCATGATGGGACAAGATAAAATCCCAGTTCCTAAAGATGATAATGACACTCAGGCTTGGCAAATATATAATAAAGCATTTGGAGTGCCCGAGAATGCTGATAAATACGAATTAAAAACACCTGAAAATTTTGGTGATATTGGTGATTTAAAAGATTTCAAAGAAATAATGCTTAAGAGACGTATTCCTCAAAAAGAAGCTCAAGGGATTTTAGAGGATTATTTAGGCGCATTAGATGCAATGAAACAAGGACAAATCCAAAAATTTAACGAACAATCAGCACAAACCTCAAAAGAATTAAGAGCTGAATGGGGTTTAAAATATGATGAAAATATCAATTCAGCAAAAAACTTCCTTGAAAAAATGTCAGGAAATAAAGAAGAATTTGACTATTTCAACAACAAGATTGGAAACGATCCAATGTTTGTTAAACTATTGGCAAAGATGGGTGGAAGTATTTCAGAGGGCAGTCTTGGCGGATTAGAGGGTCAAGGTGGTAATAGCTTTACCAAAACCCCAGCAGACGCAAAAGCTGCTCTAGATAAGATACTCAATGACCCGACAGACGCTTACTGGGCAGGTTCAAAAAACAAACGTAATGATATGAGTTGGTGCAAACAACATAATCTAACATATGTTTCAGAAACTGAACGTAAAGCCAGAGTAGCACATGTTCAATCTTTGTTACAAATGAACCAGGGATAATTCGCAAGAACCCCGAAATTTAACTTAATCAGCCCGCAAGGATAACTGATAACAATGTAGTAGTAAAAATCTAAGAAAGGATGAAATTATGACTAGTACACAATTTGACGTGCGCGGGCAAAGTTACGGAAGTATTATCTTACCTTTGGCGTGCCAAGAAAAATCAAAACTCTATGACAGAGTTTTCGTAAAACCAAGTGAAGAAATCGAAGGAAAAACTTTTTACCAAGACCAAATTGGGACATGGACAATGAAAGCAAAAACTTCTGTTAATGCTAAAACTCCACAAAATGATCCAAATTTGTCAAGAACTCGTATTGATATTCAAACATTTAATGATGCAAGAACATTCGATCGTTCTTTAGAGTTGCAAGCGTTTGCGGATCCTGTGAATGTTGCCAGTGTCTGTTTACAAAGTGCAATAGGTGTAACATTAGATACTCTTATATATTCTGCACTTGGCGGAACCACTTACAGAGGAGAAATTGGGGCAGCTTCTGTTTCATTCCCTGCAGGTAAAACAATTCCGGTAAATATGGACGACGGTGCTACAAATACCGGTTTGACCGTTAAGAAAATCAGACGCGCTAATAAAATACTCGATGATAAAAATGTTCCTAGTTCAGACAGAACTTTCTTGGCCTCTGCAACAGCTAAAGAACAATTGCTAGGCACAACACAAGTAACATCTTCTGATTACAACAACGTTAAAGCGTTGGTAAATGGTGATGTAGATACATTTATGGGCTTTAAGTTTGTATTCTTAAGCAGCGATATTATTGTTCCAAGTTCAAATATTGCTGATTACTTTGCTTTCCATAAAACAGGGCTTGCTCTAGGGATGCTTGAAGAATTGTTCTTGCGTATCGATGAACGTAAAGATTTGTCATATGCTAAACAAGTCTACTATGAATTCTCAGGTGGCGCAGGTCGTCTTGAAGAAGCAAAAGTCATCAAGATTAAAGGTGACGAAACAGTTGTAGTTTAATAGCTACAACTGTTTTTAGTGGTTAGAAAATAGGGTTGTAGCTTTAAACTAAAACCCTTCAATAAAGAAAGAAGGTTAAAATGACTCAATATAATGGCGTCAATTATACCCTTGAATTAGCGGGTAAAATCGCTATTTCGCAGGGTGTCACTCGTTCAGATTTAAAAGTAATATCTGATACTTATGAAGCTGCTGCGATTGCATCAGGTTCTACAATTGTATTAGCAGATGTACCAATTGGTGCTGTAATCCATGGCATTCAAGTAGCCACTGATGCATTAGGTGCAAGTACTACGATCAGTATCGGAGACAGTACAAACGCTACAAAATACTTGTCAGCAACTAGTACAGTAGCAGCTGCATCAATAGATGCAATTAATGTTGATGGGCTTGGTTATGTTGTCGGAACAAATCCGGGTGATAATTTAATCTTGGCTACAATCGGCGGCGGTGCTGCTACAGGTACTATTAAATCTGAAATAGTTTACGCGTAGTTTACAGGGGGCTTTTGCCCCCTTTTTTAAAGGTTTTAAAAATGAGTAAAATTTCAATCATAAATAATGCTTTACAACTTTTGGGATGTAATCGCTTGACCTCTATGTCTGACAATACACTAGAAGCTAAAGCTGCAAAGAACACTTATAATGATAGTTTGAAATCAATACTTTCAGAGTGCTGTTGGAGTTTTGCAAGCAAAAGAGCTGTATTAAATCAATTGACGACGACACCTGAATGGGAAAATGACGGAAGAAATGTTTATTATCAGCTTCCTTCTGATTTTGTCGAAGTGTTCGCCGTTAGTAATGAAAATGCTCGCTGGGGGGTTGAAGGAGAAACGATTTTAGCAGATGTAACTGAATTTGGGATTCAGTATGTTTGTTTTGAAACTGATACTAATAAATATTCAGCTTCATTTATGGATGCTTTTATTTATAAGCTTGCGTCTGATATGTGTTATGAACTTACTAATTCGGCCGAGAGGGCAGATGAATTAGTAAAAATTTATCGAAGTGAATTTTTGCCCGTTGCAAAATCTAAAAATGCAAGAAGAA